GCGGTGGTTCGCGTCCGCGTAGACGACCTTGCCGTCCTTCGTCATCCACACCATGCCGGCGCCGTCACTGGCGGCGTCCTGGGCGGGTTGCAGGGCGGGTTGTGCGTCGACGTCCCGCGGGAGGACTTGCAGGGTTCCAGGGTCGGTTCTCGCCGCGTCAGTCGGCACGTTCGCGAGGCCGATGACCCGATTGGCGCGGTCCCCGTCCGACTCCTGCGGCCACGGCGCGTCCCCGACGATCCGGCGGCCCATGGTGGCGAGCTCGCCGACGGCGACGATCTGCGCCGTGGGCTCGTCGACCGTGTCCCAGGCGATGGACAGGTCGGTGATCTTCCCGGTGAACCGTGGGTAGGTGGTGGCGGCGAGGACGGCGTTGACGGTCAGGCTCGAGCCGATGTCCACGGCCGTTGGAAGCGGACCCCAGCATTCCAACGTTGCGGTGTCCGCCTCCGGCTGAGAGGACGGGTCGTCGCGGCCGTGGCGGATCGTGCCGGACACGACGAGGCAGGTTTCGTCGGCGCCGGCGAACGTGACGGTCGCGGTGGGGATCATCAGATGGCCTGCGCGGTCGCGAGCGTGGAGGCGCGCCCGATCCGGATCCCGTGCTGCACAAGGACTTTCTGGACTGCGCGGGCGGTGCCTTCGGGGTCGATGGCGCCGTTGATGACGATGGTGGGGGCGCCGGAGGTGGCGGAGCGGGCGGCGGGTGCGCGGGCGACGCCGCGGAAGCTGGTCGCGGCGAGACCGGCGGTGGCGGTCGGGGCGGTCGCGGAGAACGGGTTGAGGTCTGGCAGTTTGATGCTGGGGACCTTGATTTTCCCCAGCCAGGAGATGAGCCGTTTGACGGCGTCGACGACCGCGCCGATCGCGGACGCGACCGCGTTGAACGCTCCGGTGACGATGTTGCGGAACGTCTCGGACTTGTGCCAGGCCAGGATCAGGGCGGCGACCAGGAGACCGATCGCAACGACGACGATCCCGATGGGGTTGGCGGTCAGGGCGGCGTTGAGCAGCCACTGGACGGCGGTCCAGGCGATGGTGGCGGCCTTCACGATGGCCTGGACCGCGACGAACGCTTTGGTGACGGCATTGACGGTGACGATGATCGCGGCGACCGCGGCGAACGCGGCGATCAGCGGCACGAGGACTTTGGTGTTGTTCGCGGCCCACGTCGCGACGGTTTTCATGATCCCGGTGAGTTGAAGCAGCACCGGCAGCAGCGCGGCCCCGATGCCTTCCTTCGTCTCCGCGAGCTGGGTGGAGAAGATTTTGTACTGGCCGGCTGCGGTGTTCGCGGCGGCCGCGGCGGATCCGCCGACCTGTTTCGCGAGGGCCGCGGAGATGGCGTTCATGTCCTTGGACGCGAGGGTGGCCTGGTCGATGCCGGGCACCAGCTTCCCGAGGCTGGCGGTGTTCCCGCTGTACGCCTTCGCCAACGCCAGCGACACGCTGTTCAGGTCCTTGCCGGTGGCCGCGGAGATGTCCATCGCCAGGCTGGCGGCCTTCTCCGCGGTGGCGACGTCGCCGGTGGCGCGGACCAAGTTCCCCAGCGCGGGGCGCAGCTCGTCGTCGGTGATCCCGGTCGCCCGACCCTGCGCCGAGATCCAGTCCTCGGTGGCGGCGACCTGCGCGTCCGTCGCCCCGGCCGAGTTCTTCAACGCCGTGGCGAGGATCGCCTGCGCCTGCGCGTCCTCCGCCGCGGACTTGGCCCCGGCGATGAACAACCCGCCGACCGCAGCGAGACCGACCGCGGCGACCCCGGCGGCCTTGTTCAGTCCGGCGCCCCATTTCGACGTGGATTTCTCCGTGTCGTCGAGGCCTTTGCGGGCGTCCTTGACGTCAGCAACGACTTTGATGACGAGATCAGCGACGGCCACGGGACGCCTTCCTGACCTGTTCGGCCCGCTCCTCGAGCACGCGCACCGCGGTCATCACCACTTCCGGGGGTTCGCCCCACCAGTCGGCGGGGGCGGTGCGGGTCTCCACGGCCAGCTCGACTATGAGTCGCTGCCAGGAGCGGGCGGGGTAGGGCGGATGGTTTCCTCCACCTCGGAGTCGACGAGCACGATCCGTTCCATCAGCTCGGTCGGGTTCCCGACCGCGTCGCCCTGGCGGATGAGGGCGGCGGCGGCGGTGAACGCCTGGAACACGAACGGGGCGTCCTGCGCGGTGGGCCACCCGGCCTTGGCGCGGGTCATGTCGTAGCGGACGTAGTCGCGGTTGTCGATGCCGGCCTCGTGGACGGTGCCGTCGTCCAGGGTGACCTTGGCGTGGATCCGGACGGGGAGGTCGGCCATCAGTGCATCGCCTTCGCGGAGACCTGGGATTCGACGAGTTTGTTGACGTCGCGGCCGTAGGTGGCCGTGATCTGGGCTTGCGTGTCCTGGATGGCTTGGGTGATGAACGGCTGGGCCCGCTGGTGATGGGCCGGCACCCCGGAGTGCACCGGCCACCCGTAGGAGACCGCGGTGCCGATGCGGGCCTCCCCGGGCTGCCCGGTGCCGTGGATGCTCGAGGCGAGCCGGCCGGTCCGGCGCGGGGCGCGGCGGCGGGCAGCCGGGACCACGACCCGGGCGACGGCGTCGTTGGTGGCGGTCATGTCAGCCAGCCCGGCGTCGACACCGTCCAGGGCGCGCCCGAGCTCGCGCTGGCCCTCAACCTGGACGGTGTCGCTCACGGGCCCGCCGGCCAGGACACGGTCGGCTGCCCGGCGCAAGTCCACTCGAAGTCGGAGGTGAGCACGTCCCCGAACTCCCCATCGGACGTGCCGATCGAGAGGGGCCGGATCTGCACCTTCCCCGACACCGCCGTCACGGCCGCGGTGGACGGGACGAACTCGAAGTCGACCTCGGCGCCGATGTTCTCCCACGTGTACTGCACCAGCCCATCCGCGACAGCGATGTCCTGCAGGACCGTCCCCGCGAGGGTGTAGGTGGTGGTCAGGGAGCCGGGGACGGTGTCCCCGCACAGCACGGTGATGGTGTCGCCCTCGTCGAAGTCGGTGTTCACGCCCATCGACTGCACCTGGCAGGAGAAGTCAGTGCCGGGTGCGGTACCGAGGGTGAATGTGCCGACCCCGAACCGGACGGATTCGACGGCCATGTCAGACCTCCAGGGTGAATCGCAGGACGGGGATGGCTTGCTGTCCGGGTTCGACCGGCCACGCCCAGGGTTCGACGCGGGTGACCTTCCCGACCGGCCACAGCACGGTGGCGACGTCCTCGACGAGCGGGTCGGCGGCGTCGACGGTGGCGGCCTGGTGCCCGTTCGGCAGGGCGACGAACACGTACCAGGTGGTGGCCGTGGCGCAGGCGTTGAGCCAGGTGGAGAACGACCACACCGGCCACGCGGAGCCGGCGACGATCGGGGACGGGGTCGCGGTGGATGGCGAGAGACCGTCGACCTTGGCGAGCGCGTCGACGATCACCTGCCGCGGCCCGGCCGGCGGGGCGACGACCGTGACAGGTGCGGTGAGGGTGAGCGGGTCCCCGTCGGCGGGGATTCCGCCGGCCCGGTTCTGCGGGCTGATCGGCACATCCCGGTACGCGCCCTGGTCGGTGACGGCGCCGACCGTGACGGTCGCCTCGAACGTGCCCGCGGCCGTGGTCAACGTCAGCGGCATCCCGATCGCCAGCTGGTCGAACGGGAACGGGTCCCCGTCCGCCGTGGTCTCGGCCAGCCGCAGCACGGTCGCGAACAACGCCCACGGCTGGTCCATGCTGACCTGACCAGCCGTGGGCGCCTGCCCGGTCGTGAACATGTACGGGAAGTCGCTCATGCGAAGGTCCTGTTCCGGAACGCGCCACCCACCCGGGTGATCTCCGAGTCGCGGGTGGACAGCCGCACCGTGCCGTACTCCGCGTCCGCCGCGAGGATCCCCAGCGCCACCCCCCGCGCCGCCACCGCGCGGGCCACGGAGCGGATAAACACCTCGTACAGCTTGTCCGGCAGGTCGACGTCATCCCACGTGTAGCCGAGCTGCACGCCCTCCTGCTCGGAGCCGGCGACCTTGGTGAGGATGTCGTCGGACAGGACCGTGGCGGGCACCCCGATCTCCAACCTGATGGTCGCGAGGTCGGGGAACCCGCCGGACGGGTCGTAGCTCACGTGTGCCGCCGGCAGCCGAGCAGCCCGCACACCGGGCACGGCTCCTCCCACGGATCCCCACGCTTCGACGACGTCGCCTTCTTCGCCGGCTTCGCCTTCGGCTCGTCAACGGTCTCGGCGGGTGGCTGCTCGTCGCTCATGCCGCAACCCGCTTCTGGAACGCGTTCTCATCCACGACCAGGTCCGCCACGTAGCCGTAATAGGCGATCGTGTAGCCGAGGATCGTGGGTTCGGTGACCGCGAGCAGACCGCCGACCTGCTCGTAGTGCTCGGCGTACGACGACACCCCGACGATCATCGTGCCGGCGGCGAAGTTGCCGTCCACCACGGCCCGCAACCCCATGATCGTGCCCCCCGCGGGGGAGCCGGCGTTGGTCAGGCCGGGGAACGACTGGATCCCGCCTGTCGTCGGGGTGATCGACGCCAGGTAGCCGAACATGTCCGGCGAGAGCCACACCGTGTCCGGGGCCCGCTTCACGTTCGTGTACACCTGCCCCGCCGCGGTCATGATCGCCGAACGGGCCAGCCCCTCAGCGGCCCCGTCGGCGAGGACGAACGTGTCCGTGACCGCGCCGACGAAGTAGTCCGCGGCCGCGTTGTCGGTGACCTGCGCGTACACCGCGGCCAGGTCCGAGACGGCGATCGCCAGGATGGCCGGGTCGGTCCAGTCCCGGTCCTGGAACGAGATGTCCAGGGTGCCGCCGTAGGTGGACTTGGCGACCGGCACCGAGTCGATGGTGAGCTTCTGCGACGCCAGCTGGGTTTTCTCCGCGGCCTGCTTGTCGACGGCGGTGTGCTGGGTGATCCGCGGCCGGTTGAAGCTCGAGCCGCCGGCCGGCAGTGGCCGGTTCGCGACTGAGTCGATGTAGGGGCGGGCGGTGGGCAGCGTGCCGGCGACCGGGCCCACGACGGGGGTTGGGACGATGCCGGGGTTGTCGGCGAGTTTCTGGTCGGCGACGACCCGCCACTCCGCCTGGGCGCGCATGATGCGTTGCGCGGCGGCCGGGTCCCGCAGCTTCGATCCCCAGTCGGCCAGGTAGCGACCGACGTCGCCGCGGTACTGCTCGAGCTGGCCGCCGGTGGCGAGGTTGTCGCGGTCGTTGTCGCGGCGGGCCCGCATCGCCCGCTCGAGCTCGGCGACCTGCTGGTCGTGGGCGACCTGGCGGAGCTCGGCCTCGTGGACCGGCTTGATCTGCTTGTCGAGCTCGTCGACCGAGCGGTACATGGCTTCGACCGACTCGCGTTCGACATCGGAGACGTCGCGGTTCTCCGCGGCCGCCGTGTCGAGGATGTTCTTCGCGTCTGCGCGCAGCTGCTCCCGTTGGGTGAGCATGCGCTCGAGGTACATGTTTGGCACTGGATTGGCCCCTGTCTCGCGGATGAGTCATCTACGCGAGGGGCTGCGGGGTGTCCGGAGGGGTGTCCGACCGGTCGGAGGTGTCTGCGCGGAGGTGTCGACTTGCCCTCTGTCGCGGATGCTACGCCGGGAATGATGGCTCGGGAAGCCGGGCGAGGAGCCGGTCACGGGTCAGGGTGGGGATGGCCGCGCGGACCGCCATCACCCCGGCGAGCTCACCGAACGCGCCCTCCGGGACCAGCGCCGTCTCGAACACGGTGGCCTTCGCCCGCACCGTCACCGCACCGTCGCGGCGGTCCACGTCCGGGATGAACCCCGCCGACCACTGCCGCAACGAACCCTCCCGGGCCAGCGCCAGGTAGTGGTCACCCATCGGGGAGTCGACGACCCGGAACTCGCCGTACAGCCCGGCCGGGTCGTCCCGCAGCTCCACCGCATGCCCGAGCTGCAGATGCCCCGGGTCGATGGAGTGCAGCGAGAGCAGCCGCACCCGGTGCGCGGCGCGGAGCTGGTGGGTGAACGCGCCCCGTTCGAACCGCTCAGTCAGGGACTCGTGGATGCGCTGGTCGACGCCGTACGGGACGACGATCCCGCACAGCAGCCGCTTCGACGTGGAGCGGATCTCGAGCTGGGTTGTGAACGCCCGGAACTCCATCACTGGTTCACCGCCTCGTTGACGTTCTGGTCGCCTTCGGGGAACAGGTCGGCGACCGGGGCCAGGGCCGGCGCCGGCTGCACCGCGCGGGGTGGCATGTTCAGCGCGGCGCGGATCTCGTCGACGTCGACGACGCCCATCTGCTGGAGCTTCTGGTAGTTGTCGATCTGGGTGGTGACGTCGTCGCGCAGGATGACGTCGCGGGCGAAGCGGGCCCGTTGGCCGCGGGGAAGCATCCGGGAGAACTGCGCCTCGAGCGGCACAATCCACCCGCCCAGGGAGGTGCGCAGCAGCTGCACCGCGGCGTCCTGCACGTTCTGGTACACCATCGGCGCGGACGGCGCGCCGAGCCAGAACGGGTCGAGCCCGTAGAGGGCGGCGATGTCCGTCAGGGAGAGCTGGCGGGCCTCCACCATCTGCGCGTCCGATGGGGTCCAGGACAGCGGGGTGAAGTCGACCAGGTCGGAGAGCACGGCGACGTCCCCGGTCGCCACGCTGGCTTTCCAGGACTGCTTGATGCCCTTCGCGGTGACCTGGTCGGGCCCGTCGTCGTCGGTGCCGAGCTGCAGGTCCGGGTCCTTGATGCGCAGCAGACCGGAGGGCATGCCGGTGCGGAACGCGTTGCCGGCGTACGCGTCGGTGTCCCGGATCCGGGTCAAAGTCCCGAGCCCCGCCTCCAACACGCCGATGCCGCGCAGGTCCCCCGGCAGGCTGGTGCCTTTGGCGTGGAACATCCGCGATGCCGGCCAGGCGGTGGTCTCGTTGACCCGGTACCACACGGTGCCCGAGTCGGGGTCTCGCCCGATGCTGGTCTCGGACGCGCGGACCGGCTGCACGCTGACCGGCTGGCCTTCCGCGTTCCACGCGGTGATCACCCCGATCGCGTTGCCGTGGTCGAGGAGGTCGCACACCCACGCGGCGATCGTGTTGTACCGATCCTCGTCCGGGTTGGGTTCGCGCAGGATCGTGGGGAGGGGTTCGACGGGTTGGCGGTCCCGCCACGCCCCGATCGGCATCCCCCCGATCAGCTGGGAGATCAGGTTGCGGGCCCGCCACACCCCGGGGATCTGCAGCGCCGACCAGTACTGCCAGTCCCAGTGCGTCTCGAAGATCCCGCTGCCGGGGGTCCAGGTGACCGGCGGGAGGACCCCGCCGGGGTCATACCACATCGTCATCGAGGGGCGCAGCGCCCCGTCCGGGACCGCGCTGGTCGTGGCGCGGAACATGCGCAGCGCGTTCCCGATCCGGCTCATGCCGCCGCCCACGATGGTCGCCGAGGTGGTGCCGCCGCGGACGCCCATACCGCCCACGCCGCGCACCGCAACACGTCCAGACTCGCCGTCAACACCAGCCCCCCAGACCGTTCCGCGACCCGCGCCGCCTTCACCTGCAGGGCGAGCTCCGGCCCCCCGTCATGCACCAGCCGCCCCGCCCCCGCCAGCTCCCGCAGCCGCGGCAGCGCCGCCGCCGAGTCCGCCGCGCCCACCGTGCGGGCCCCCTCCACCTGCGCCGCCAACGCCGGACCCACCAGCAACTCCGCCGGGCGCAGCAGCTCCACCCACGCCAACGCCCGCGCCCGCGCCGTGAACGAACGCCCCCACACCAGCAGCCGGCCATCCGCCAGCAGCCCGCACGCCGCCGCCGCCGCGCCCACCCCGGTCCGGTCATCAACCGCGCACACCAGCCGGGACGGTGGGGCCACCGCCAGATCCGCTATCCCCTCCCACAACCCATCCGGGAACAGCGCCTCGTCCTTGCCGCGCCGCCCCAGCACCTTCACCGGCCACTGGTTGAGGTACTGCGACCGGAACGACTCGAGCGGGTCCTCCATCGGATCCTCCGACACCCCCGCCTGCGCCGCCGACCACTTCGCGGACAGCAGCCGCTCCCGCTGCGGCGACCAGTGCGGCGACGCCAACCGCCACGTCGACACCTCACCGACCGGGGCGTCCCGCGGCGCCGACCACTCCACCAGCAGCGTGTCCGCCGGCGAGCCGAGCTCACCCAACGCCACCACCCGCCGGGACGGGAACAGCGACGTCGCCGCGGAGTGCGCCGACGACGTCAACTGCACCTGCGGCGAGCGCTTCTCCAACGTCGTCGGCTCAATCCCGTCATCCACAATCTCCGGATCGATCGCCCAACACTCATCCACCGCCGCCACCGACGCCGAATACGAGTACACCGAACCGGTCGCCCGCACCGCCCACGCCGACTCCCCGAACCGCACCTCCTCCTGCCCGTTCGCCTCCCGCACCCGGAACCCCGGCTGCCGGCGCGCCCAAACCCGACCCGCCCGGTGCAGCTCCTTCGCCGCCGGAATGTCCTTCGACGTGAGCAACACCATCTGCGGCTGCCCCCACCGCTCCGCCTGATGGATCCGCCACAGCGAGAGCTCCGAGAGCAGGACGCTCTTGCCGACCTGCCGCGCGGTGGTGACCAGCGCGAACAGCCACACCAGCCACCCCGCCGCGTCGTGCTCGAGCAGCCGACACGCCACCAGCTGCTGCCACCAGCGCAACGGCTCACCCCGCCGACCCGCCGACCACCCGCAAAACTCGGGCCCGTACGACCCGGTGGCGCGGGGGTGCGACCCGGTCATGTACCGCGGCCACACCGCCGAATCCGGCACCTCCCGCAGCGGATCCAGCCAGCCCAGGCCGTCCCAGGCCGAATCCGCCGGCCCCGGCGACGATCCGGGCTCGGAGAGGGGGATCCCGGACACGAACCCCATGGTGGCGGGGTGGCGGTCAGAAAAAACGCCGGCGACTCCGCCGGTCATGTTGCATACCGGGTGTGCTGGCCAGGTCTGCTGGTCGGTGCCGCCGAGGGCGCGGGGTACGACGTGGTCGAGGTGGAAGTCTTCGCCGGGTTGGAGTGTGACGTTGCAGCGGGAGCAGGGGACGGGGGTGGTGGCGATGCGTTGGGTCCACCACTGGCGGCGGTTGCGCCAGCTGCGGGTGGAGCCGCGGTCGGTGAGGGTGCTGGTCATGTGAGCTCGAGGACCAGGGCGATGACGGCGACGACGAGGGCGGCGACGGCGATGAGCAGCACGGGGTTGCTGGTCATGGGAACTCCACGGGTGTGATTCCGCTGTGGGGATCATGCACCCGGTGGGGTGAGGTCGTCACCCGGTGGAGTCCAGCCGAGTTGTCTGAGGGCGGTGGCCAGATCGGGCTCGATGGTGACGTGGATGTCTTTGCGGACGGTGGTGGCGACGGTGCTGACGTGGAGTTGGAGGTGGCAGGTCCAGCCATTTCGGGCGTCCCAGTCGATGCGCAGTGCGCGGATGTGGCGGGCGATGTTGAGTCCGTCGACGGCGACGATCCAGGCGCCGGGCTGGTGCGCTGGTCGGATCTCGAGGTCGTGGGTCATGGCTGGTCCTTGGCCTGGTGAAGGGCGGCTCGTGCGGCGGCTATGCCTCGGGCGTTGACCTCGGTCTGGGTGTGCCAGTCGACGTGGCGTGTGACGTACGGCGCCGGCTGTGGTGGGTCGCGGCGGATGGAGTCGACGACGACGATGACGCCTTCGCGGCGCAGCCAGCTGATCAGGTCGCTGACGTCGTCGGTGGCGACGAGCCAGCACTTGCGGTTGCGGTCCCAGACGGCCGGGGTGTGGTGGAGCTTCTTTGAGAGGGCGGGTCCGCAGTCGAGGGTGGCGTAGTCGTCGGCTGGGTGGTTGGTGATGTTGGCTATGTCGGCCATGATCACTCACTCACTCTCGCGCGTTGGAGTGAGTGAGTGATCTGTCTACATCAGCCATAAGAGTCTTTTTGGGGTGAGCGCGCGCGCGCGTGAGGGTCACGCACCTGTCACGGTGTGACATCTCGGCGTTGCCGGCGTTTTCGTTCGGCTGCTGCGGCGCGTTGCTCGCGGATTTTCTTCGCGGATTTCTGGTAGTCGAGGTAGTCATGGATGGTCCATCCGTTGCCGTTGGGTTGCCACAGCTCGTGCTCGACGAGGGTTTGGGCGAGGCGGGTCCGCCGGCCGACGACCTCGGGTGGGACGTGCCCGTCGGTGAGGTGCCGGTTGGCGTAGCACAGGGCGGTGATGTGCAGCCGGAGGGCGGCGTCGCTGATGGCGAGGATCTTGGGGTGGTCGGCGAAGCCGTCGTCGAGGTAGAGGTAGGTCATCCCTCACTCGATTGGGGTGATCGTCATGGTGAGCCGGTACGTCGGCTGGGAGGGGTCGGCGAGGCTGCCGGTTATGACTGGGTCGGGGTCGCGCAGCGGGTAGCGCATGATTTTCGCCCAGGTGTCGTCACGGTCGGGTTGGGCGGGGGCTTGGTGGGCGGCGACGATCGCGGCGACTTCGCGGATTGGGAGGCCGGTGAGGGTGGCGATGCGTTCGGGGCTGGCGTTGTGATTGCGGAGCAGGTAGGCGGCGTGTCGGTGCTGGCGCAGCTGGGCGCGGCGCTGTTGTCCGCGTTGCACGGCTGCGCGGACGTGGGTTTGCCAGTCGGGGAGCCACGTGTCGGGGAGGTCGAGGGGTGGGCCGCCGTCGCCGATGTCGACCCGGGTCATGGCAGCGCCGCCCGGATCAGCATCCACGCGAGCGTGAGGGCTTCGTGGCGGGTCAGCAGCCGCCGACGTACGGCGGTGTCCTTCTCGCCCTCGTAGATCGCGACGCCGTCCGGTTCGCGCCATACGACCCACTCGCGGGTGTCCTCGTCCAGCCAGTCGCTGCTCATCAGAACGGCTCCTGATCGAGCTCGATGCTGGCGACGTCGACGGTGACGCCTGGGCGGAGCGTCTGCCAGGGATCGTCGGGCAGGCCGTAGTTCTTTGTGGTGCGCAGGTCGACGACCTGGGCGTCGTCGCACCACACACCGACTGAGGTGCAAGCGTCGAAGACGGCGCGCACGAGCTTGTCCAAGTCGGGCTTGCCGTCCGGGTACTTCCGCCACTTGGGTCTGCTCTTGGGGACGCGCATGCGAAAGGTGATTCGCGCGACGAGGGGCCCGTCGAGGGGCCGCCAGTCCTCGCCCATGGCTTTGTGGGCTGCACTGCGGAGGGCTTCCCGCCAGGGCTCGAGGGTCTTCTGGTTGCTCTCGATGAGTCGTCCGACCCAGCGTTTGGAGCCTTGCGGGACGGGGTCGCCGAGGCAGGTGAACTCGAGCTGGCCGGTGTGTTGTGGCCGGGTGGGCATGGGTGCCTCCCGTATGTTGTCGCGGCCGGCAGGGTGCCTGTCCGCCCCCGGGTTGGCGGGCCGGCCGGTGATGCCCGGGCTCGTGGTGCTAGTCGAGGTCGAGCTGGTCGATGGCTTCCTCGAGGGGCAGCATCGCCCGGCCGGTGCGCGCGGAGAACGCCTTCTCGACGGTCTTGCGGATGGTGGCGGTGGGTTCGACCGGTTCGATTTTGCGGATCCGCACGGTGGGGATCACGGCGTGGGAGTCGGTTTCGGTGGTGATTTTGGCGACGTCGAACCAGATGACGGCGCAGCGGATCTCTTCGGGTCGTTTGGTGAGGTCGAGTCCGAGGGCGTCGAGGCCGTTGGTTTCGTCGTCTTTGGGGAGCTTGGAGGACAGGCGTACGGCATCACTCATCGGGTGGCTCCTCCGTTGCTGGGGGGACGTCGAGGCCGACGCGGGCGGCTACCTCGTCGAGCGCCGCCATGGGGTCGTCGGCTTGGACGATCTGCCGGATGGCGGTGCGCATCTGGGCGGAGTTGGCGATGCGTTCGAGGGTGTCGATGAGGGCGATGGCTTCGCCGCGGGTGAGGTCTTTGGAGGTGGCCAGGTCGCGTTTGACGACGAGGGAGGCGATGCGCAGCCGCAGGTCGCGGTCTTGGACGTCGAGCTCGGCGAAGACGGTGTGCAACTTGGTGAGCTGGCGGTCGGTGACGGCCCAGCTGCTGGTGTCGCGGCGTTCCGGTTTCGGCTCCTCAGCTGAGGTGTCGTCGCCCGGAACAGGCTGCGGTGGTTCGGTGGGCTTCTCGAGGAGCTCGTCGTAGCCTTCTTCGCCGGGCAGCGGCACCTCGCCGGGTGGGATGCTCTCGGCCGTGCCGGGTCGAGGTGTGGGCACGGACTCGGGCGCCGCCGGGCGGGGTGCCGCTCGGCGCAACCTACGCGGCGGCGCGGACGGTTCCGGGGAGGCTGGGCCGTCGTCGATTTCCTCGAGCGCCACGAACCCGCCGATCACGTCGGGGAACAGGTCGCGGGCGAGCTCGGCGGTGGCGCGGGCCTTGAGCATCTGGCGCGGGTAGTTCTGCCACGCCGGGTTGCCGGTGACGCCGGCCTTGCGGGCCAGGTCGATGGTCCATTCGACCTGCTGCCAGTCTTCGCTGCCGGCGCGGCAGCCGGCGGCGATGCATTTGGCGGAGCTGGCTTCGACGAAGAGGAAGCGGTGCCCGGCGGCCAGGATGAGCGCGCGCATCACCTCGGCCTTGAGGGCGACGGACCCGTTGACAACGTACGACGTGCGCAGCGCGGTCATCGGCGGCAGCCCGATCTCGCGGCCGTAGAGGATGACGGCGGCGACCGCGGCGGGTTTGTTCCGCAGTGGGCGTGGGACGAGCTCGGTGTCGGCGATGCGGGTGGCCAGCACTGCGACCTGTTCGACGACGGCGGTCCAGGAGTCGGTGCGCCGGTCCATCAGCTCGACCGCGGACGAGCGCAGCGCGGGCAGGTTGATTGGCTGCTCGGTCATTGCACGACCTCGAGACGCGGGGCGCCGGGTAGGTCGAGGGGGGCGCCGAGCAGCGGCGCGTCCTTCACGGCCTTGAGCCACTTGTAGGTCTGCATGACGTAGAGGAACTGGCGGAACTCGGCCGGGCCGGCTTGCACGGGGATGAGCCGCACATCGTCGGGCAGGACGTGCAGCACCCCGACCGCGTCGACCTGGGGCATCGGCTGCTCACCATCGGCGGTCAGGATCGCCTCGGCGTAGCGGTAGGCGGCCAGCTGCAGGCCGACGTCGTCGTAAACACCCCTGCCGGACTTGATGTCGAGCTCCCAGCGTTGCCCGTCGGCCAGGTCGGCGAGCAGGTCGAACGTGCCGGCGTACCAGTGCTTGCGGGAGACGACGGTGGCCTCGACGTGCAGGGGGGTCAGCTGCCAGCGCTCGAGGAAGCGGGCGTAGGCCTCGACCGGGCCGACGAGCGGGTCGGGGATGGCGACCTCGGCGCCTTTCACGAGCTGCTCGGCCAGGGCATGGATGTCGGTGCCGCGCGCGGCGGCGGTGTCGCGGGCGGCGTCGGGGGCGCGGCGTACCGCGTCGAGGCGTTTGGAGGGT